TTCATTAACTTAAAATCATCATAAAGACCAATATTTCCAATCTGGTTAAGTTGATTTGCTACAGAAGTAAAGAAACAATCCCCATTACCACCAACTTGTTGTAATTTAATTCCACCTAAAAAATTATTAGGGGTTGTTTCGTCACTTGGTTCAATTATTTTATTAAATTTTGTGTCATCTAAAATAACTTCTCCTTTTGCTTTTTCATTAAGAGTTTCTTCGTATTTTTTATAAGCGTCGGCTTTTAGATTTGGAGCAAATTTTTTAAATGGTTCTGATATCTTTTCAAATGCATCTTCTGACAACTTTGGTTTTTCTATTTTAGTAATATCACCTGTTTCTGCCTTTTTTTTTGATAAATATTTTGTTAAAATATCAGCATCTGTTGATTTTAATTTTTTAATAATTGATTCAGTTGTTGGTTTTAATTCTGTTTCTATTGATTTTTCTGGTGACTCTAGTTTGCTACTAATGCTGCTACTGCTACTACTGCTGCTACTACTGCTACTGCTGCTACTGCTACTTCTGCCGCTACTTCTTCTGCTACTACTACCACTACTTCTTCTGCCGCTACTTCTTCTGCTACTGTTACCGCTGCTATCGGAAAAATTTATTGGATTAGAATTCTTAGGATTAGAAATTTTTGGAATTTGCAGAGAAAAACTAAAAATGTCAAGAGTGTTAAAACTTTTTATTTCTGGTAATTCTTCGCAAACATTACTCCTTGTGCCACCATATTTTTTTTGTGTATATTTTGACCCTTTTGTTATTTTTTTACGTCCAATTGTTTTATTTTTCAAATTTGCGTGTTTTTTGTTATTTTTATTCATATTATTCTGTCTTATATATATTATAGAATAATATGAAACAAATATTTCTTATTTTACTTCTTATATTTGTAATTGTTAGTGTATCATTTTATAATGAATATCAAAAGAATCTCTTACAAGAAGGTCTTACTAATGATGATAATTCAACAATTATTTTAATTGGGGATAGTATATTAAACAATACTAATTACATTTTAAAAGAAGAAAACTCAGTACCTGGATTAATTAAAGCAAAACACTCAGACACATATGTTTTTGCTAAAGATGAAGCTATTATTTCTGATTGTAATGCTCAAATTGAAGAAATACCAGAAGCAAATAATACTAAAGACACTTATATTTTTGTTAGTGCTGGTGGTAATAATATATTAAATAATAGAAATAATATTAGCAAGGAAATTGTGGATTCATTATTTCAACAATATTCTACTTTAATACTTTCATTAAAATCCAAGTTTCCTAATACAAATATATATATATTGAATTTATATTACCCGCTAGATAGTACATTTAAAAACTTGTACGTATATATTGACCAATGGAATTCATTAATTACAGAATTTGCCGAAAAAAATGGTTTAAAAATTATACAAACTAACAAATTACTAATAAATAATGATGATTTTACTAATTCAATTGAGCCTTCAGAACAAGGTGGTAAAAAAATTGCTGATGTAATCCTTAAAACTTAACTAAATAAATTAAATTAACTCCTGTAATAAATTAACATCTGATATCCTTTGGTAAAGTTCCAGGTTAACATTCTGCCATTGTCTTCAGAGCCTTTAAATTGCCAGTTAAAATTTGAATTTATGAGTTGTTTCCATTCCATATAAACAAGACGATGAAAACTCATGCCATCATATGCCATCTCTTTTTTCTCACATGTTAGTAATGACGAAAAATGTTGTTTACTAGTATCTCTTATTACACAACTATCTAATACATATTTAGCATCATTTAAATAGAAACTCATTGCTTTGTTAGTTGTTGGAGTATCATCATCAAAAAACTCCAATATAATTATATGTGGCATATGTTTGTTATTTCTTGTTTTTATATGTTCAATGATTTGGTTTCTCCATTTTTCATTAGAATTAGGAAAAAATGCTACTTGTAAATCTTTGTTGTTAAGATAATTAATTAAACTTAAATAATAACGCACTGGGTTACCAGCTTCATCAATATCCTTAATATATCTAAAATTTGCTTTATAATCTGTCGGTATTGCGTCAAATATTTGCTTTATAATTGTATTTGTATTTAAAATATACGCATATCTATTACCACTTAGACACGCGTCAATCGCATAATTTAATAAAGCAAAACCGTCTCTTAACTGCTCCGGTATTAATTGATTATTTCGTTGCTTCCCTTCAATCATTAATTGTCTAAAAAAATGGAAGAATTTACGGCCTTTATCACTAACAAAAAGTGTTACAAACATTGTATTAAACCAGCAATTACCTAGTGATTGAATTGGTGGTATAATTTTATCTGGATTAGCATGTTTATTTGCCCTTAAACTTTTTAGTAAGTATTTTTTGGCTTCTGGTGAATTGTATGGATAGCAATAATTGCCATATATGTATCCAGGTATACCTATTTGAAGCGGCGCTTTCAATAAAAATGCTTCTTCATTATTACAATTATATACTTTTTCTCTGTTTACAGACTGCAATGAAACCAATTCTTTGTTAATAGTTGGACTATATGAAGCAATTTGATTGCCTTTACTTACTTTATTAATTTCATTATTAATACTATGACTGATTTCATCTATATTATCCGGTGTTTTATTTGGTAACACAAGAATGTTTGTATTGTATCTTTTAGTTTTATTTTTATTTTTAATATTACTCTTGTTAACTTTATGTCTTTTATTTCTTGTTTTGGTCATATTTATATTTTACTTATATTATATTTTTATAATTTCTATAATTTTCTATAATTTATTATACTATATTATACTATATTATGGGTGCTAGTATATTACCAATAACAGTCCATAATGGTAAAATTTTACTACTATTTGGAAAAGAACGTGATATTGATGAAAATCCCGGTTGGTCTGATTTTGGAGGTGGTACTGATAAAGGCGAAACATTTATGCAAACAGCTGTAAGAGAAGGTGGTGAAGAAATGACTGGTTTTTTAGGTTCATCTGATGATATTAGACGTTTATTAAAACGTTTTGGTACATTTAATATTGACTTTAAATCAGAAAATGGTTATGGAACATATAGATGTCATATTTTTCCTATAGAATATGATGATTATTTACCACATTATTACAACAATAATCAACGTTTTTTACAGAAACGGCTTCCTGCGTCTATTATACGTGATACTAAGATATTTGAAAAAACTCAAATAAAATGGTTTGACATTAATGAATTGGCTAAACGACGCAGCGAATTCCGCAGTTTCTACCGCAATATTATTGACCTTATTGTTGAAAACAAAACAGAGCTGGAACAGTTTGCGAGAAAATGTAATAGAAATAAAAATGGGTTAAAAACCAGAAATAAAAGAATTATTAGAAAAAGGTCTAAAACTAAGAGACATTAATATAATACTTTTAAAATGTTAATAAAACTGTAATAAAAATATCATTATAATATATTATAATAATGATGTTCTTCTACCTTGTATTATTTTTACAGTTAATTTCTTTATTAAACGCATTTAATCAACTGTCTTTATCTGGAGGCGGCTCATTTGGCGCTGTTGAAATTGGCATTTTGAAGCGAATTTTAGAAACTGATTACAAATCATATGATTTGTACACTGGTATTTCTGCCGGCGCTTTAAACGCAGGATTTTTATCTTATTATTCAGACCTAAAATCAGGAGTAAAATCAGCAGAAAAACTGTATTCTAGTATTCATAATTTGTTAATATATGAACTTGAACCGTTTACTGGAGTATCTATTTTAAATACAGAACCTCTTTTCAAAACACTAACAAAGGTTATTAATGGAATGCCTTCCAAAACAGCTGTACCTACATTAATTGGCGCCACAAATTTATATAGTGGCAACTTGGATGTTTATTCTTTTGAAAGTAATGATGCCGCAAATAAAGTTCTTTTATTAATGTCATCATCGGCTATACCAGGTATTTTTCCGCCTGTAAACTACAATGGTCAATTATATGCGGATGGGGGAACATTGAGCAACGAATTGCTACAAGTGAAGAGTCAAACAGGATATTTAAATATTACATATATTACACCATATGAAGGATACACATACAATAATGAACCAATTACATCATTGAAGGATATGTTTAAGAGAACATTAGATATTGTTATGAGTAATTTTAATAATCCACTAGCAACATTAAACCAGAACTGTTTAAATCCGGTAGGTGAAATTAACAAATATTTTGTTAGTCCTGAGTATTTAGAAGACTATAATTCTCTGAATTTTGATACTGGAAAGGAATTAATTGATATTGGCTACAAATATGTTACTAGTCGAAAATATAAAATTTGTTAGATTATTGTATTTTGACATTAGAAAATGTATAAAGAATATAAATAATAATTAAATTGTATTAATTATTATTCATTAGTTACACCTTATGGAATCAAAGCATATATATTTATTAAGCAATGTTACTTTGAGAAAATCCAGATTGATGATTGTTAAAAAGATTACTAATATTTCCAGTTGGTGCCGTGTTTGATGTATTGTTGTAAATTGTACTTCCAGCAGAGACTGATGGTACTGTAATACTACCCCAGCTTGTAATTTGGAATTGTTTGCGACCAAGCTTATCAAATGATGTAAAAATTGGATGCTTAGACACATAGAATGCTTTAGATATTCCATCATATGTTGTAGAAAACACCTTTGGAGGAATCTTAGTCATTGCATCAGCAGAGAAACAAACAACAGAAGCATATACGCTGTTGTATATGTTATCCTCATTACTAGTTGGCCATGTTTCATCAAGTATCCATTCTTGTGTTTTAAGGTCATAAGCAAATTCTTGAGCATGAATTTTAACATATTCTTCAAAAGCATTTCTGATATTTCCAGTAGTTAAACTCTGTAAAAATGTTTTAAACCCGGCATTATCTATGGTAAATGTTTTATAACTTCTTTCTAAAAATGTAACTGAAACCGCTTGTTTAGTTAAACTTGGGGAACCATTACCATTAACATCATTATAATCAACATTAATATTATTAAAACCACTATATTTATAAATTCTAATTGTATAGTTATTACTTGAATTAACCATTTCACGTGTGTATAAATTTACTTTAGTTCCAGCGCCGGCTGGTAAATCTAAAGCAAATGTATTTTTACCAAAGAAATTATCTATTTGGATTGTAATATTGGCATCAATTGTTGTTTGGGTAGAGTAAATATCACTAGTTGATAAAATATAAGGTGTTGATTGTATATTTGTCGGTTGAAGTAACTTCATAACAATACCTGAGTTGGAATTTATTAGAGTATCATTATAAAAGTGTGAACTATTATTAACTAAATACATCAATCTATTTACAGGCAAAGGTCCAAACATTGTTCCAATTGTAGAGCCACTTTGTGATTTAAGGCCAGCAACCAGAGTCTTTGTAAGTATATTACCTTCAACCACAAAATATTGGGTTGGAACCTCATCTCTTATGTCATATGTATAACTAGACAACAAAGACTCAGGAGCAGTTTGAACAAAAGTGACATCATTTGTTAATGTTTGGTTAAATGTGAGCGTAACACTAGAAACTTCATCAGTATCTGCTATATAATTATATGTTGTAGACTCCGCAAATGGATTGTATGTGTTTTTATCATTTACTGTAGGAGCAACGGGAAGATAACTAACACGTAAATCTGTCTCCTCACTAAAATCATAAGGTAAGTCTATTATGTCACTATAAACCTGGTTAAACAATATATATGGTGGCATTATGACAAAGTAACTAATACTGGGGTTATAATTTAAAGGACTACGTTTAAAATTCCACTTACCACTTGTTATACCATTATCACCAATAAGGTCTAAAAATGTATATGTTATGCCCTCAGGTGTAGTATCTGTCCACAATTCCGAATCTGGGCGAACATAGGCATCATTTGTATCAAGGTTTGCGGGATTACCTAAATAGTTGTTATTTTTATATATTCTAACCTCTCTAGGATTTAATTGTACAGACCAAGAAGCATTACTCTTTTCAAATAAATTACTCGAATTTTGGGTTCTTATCTTAAGTCTGTAAGAATTGATAGAAAGTGGACTGCCAGTTTTGTTAAAGTTTGAGCCAGAGAATGTATCTAAAACAAATTGCTTCAATGTAGTGTCATCAGGAGTAGTTCTATATAGGTATTCTGTATTTGGGTTTACAATAATAAAAGTAACATCATCGCCTTTTCTGAAAATAGTGAAACTACGTTTATCATCAACAGAAATCTCAAGACCTTCAACAGCCAACATTGACAACAAAAATTTAATCTTGAGGCCAATACTACCAACTTCACCACTTAAATTATCTACAGTATATTCTTCATCTTGGTAAACATTCCAACTTTGTGAAATTGTCTCATCATATTCGTCACTTGATGACCTAGCAATAGTCAATGTAGCAACCATTGTGTCTCTGTTAATAGTATATACTTGGTCAACTGATACTGTGTTGGGTTCAGGTCCATAAAATCCTCTATATCTATCAATGGTAAACTTGCGAGAATTGCTTATTTCGTCAACATATTGGAATGTTAATCCATGGTTTGATATAGTATGATTTGTTTCTGATGAAGATACAGTACCTGAAGACAAATAAGCAATTGAATTCAAACTAGTAACAGTACTAATCATATTAACACCAATAGAATCAGATAAAAGTGAAAATTTTATCAATTTGCCAATATCAGATAATTGTGTAAATGTTGTAGAACTCAATGTTGGAGTAGTCAAGTAAACACCGG